CGACATCGCCGCGCTCCCTCCGTACCCCGGCAAGCCCGAGGGTGCTATCGCAGCGCAGGCGGCTGAGGTTGCGCGAGTCGCGGCCGAGACGGCCGAGACCAACGCCGAGCTGGCCGAGGTCAACGCAGAATCGGCACAAGCCGCAGCGGAAGCTGCGCGAGACGCGGCTGTCGTCGCGCGCACAGGCGCAGAGGCGGCACAGACCGGGGCGCAGTCGGCACAGGCGGCTGCTGAGGCAGCCCGTGATGCGGCGCTCGTAGCAGAGACGAACGCCGAGACGGCCGAGACCAACGCCGAGGCAGCTCAAGCGGCTGCGGAGCTTGCGCTCGATTCGTTCGACGACCGCTATCTCGGAGCTAAGGCGGCAGATCCGTCACTCGACAACGACGGAAACGCGCTGCTTACCGGCGCGCTTTATTGGCATACGGGATCAAACCGTCTGAAAGTCTACAGCGGCACGGCATGGGTGGACTATGTTGGTGACGCGGCAGCGCAGGCAGCCGCAGCGGCTGCGAGCGCAAGCGCCGCCGCCACGAGCGAGACGAACGCAGCTAATAGCGCGACCGCAGCGCAGACGGCGCGCACCGGAGCGGAGGCAGCAGAGACCAACGCCGAGACCGCGCAGGCCGCAGCCGAGGCGGCGCGCAACGCCGCGCAGCTCGCGGAGACCAACGCCGGCATGGCCGAGGCGCGCGCGAGCGAGTGGGCCGACCAGACCGAGGACGTGCAGATCACGTTCTCCCCGGGCAAGTACAGCGCGAAGCACTGGTCTGAAAAAGCCGCCGATTGGGGCGTGCGCCTTCCGGCCTCCGTTTCTGGCGCGAAGGGCAAGGGGCTCGCCGTCAAGAGCGACGAGACGGGCTACGAGCACGTCGGCCTGCTGAAGCGCAACGTCCTCATCAACGGGGACTTCAGAGTGTGGCAGGTAGCAACGAGTTTTGCTGGACTGTCTGCTTCGGCGAAAGTCGCAGACATGACGGTGTTTGATGTTGCGGCGCAGGGTACATGGACGATTTCGAGGGACGCTGATGTCCCGCCGCCGGCCAGTGCCGGCCGCAGTATCAACTACTCGTATAAGGCGTTAGTTACGGCTGCGGACCCATCTGTCGCCGCAGGCGACTACGCATTTACGTCCATTCGCGCTGAGGGCTACGACTACGCTCCTCTTTACCAGCAGGTGCAGAGCGTCCAGTTCTGGGTAAAGAGCAACAAGCCGGGGACGTACTGTGTTGCCCTTCGGAACAACGCCTCCGACCGAAGTTTTGTCTCGGAGTTCACAATCAACGCGGCCGATACTTGGGAGAAAAAGACGATAACGATTTCCGCTGCGCCTGTTGGCGGAACGTGGGACTTCACCAATGGGGTTGGGATTCGTCTGGACATCACCTTTGCCGCAGGAACGACGTACCAGACGACCGCTGGATCATGGCAGAACGGTCAATTCTTCGCGACGGCATCGCAGGTTAATTTGGCAGACGCGGTGAACAACTACATCAAAATAGCCGACGTGCGACTCGTCGCTGGCTTTGACGCAGACAACATCTACATCCCGAGCTTCGCAGAGCAGCTTTCGTTGTGCCAGCGGTACTACGAAAAGAGCTATAACTACTCCACAGCACTCGGCACGATTGACGCTCCCGGTCACCACCATGTCCAAGTACCCGCTGACGGGACTGGGTTTCTTACAGCCACCGTCCTTTATCGCGCGCCAAAGCGCGCTGCGGCAACCGTCGTCATCTATTCGGCCAACACTGGCGCTTCCGGGTATCTGCGCGAAACCGCCTATAACCTCGATAGAGCCGCTTCGGTGGCGCAAGCGGGCGAGACCGGATGCATCGTGTACTGGAATGATAACGCTACCTTAAAGTCAGGTTATATGTTCCACTACGTAGCAGACGCGCGCATCTAAAGGAGATCGCCGTGTACAAACTGAACCCGTTTGGCGGTGTCGTCCGCCTCTCCGATAGCGCCTTCATACCGGAAGCAGCAGGAAACCGCGACTGGGACGAGTATCAGGAGTGGCTCGCGGCGGGCAACACTCCTGAGCCTGCCGAGACGCTGAACGAGATAAAGTCACGCCGCAAGGCTGAGATCTCCGCCGAAGCCGACAGCCGCATCGACGCGCGATACCCGATGCGCCAGCAGCTCAACATGCTCGCTCGCACGCTTGAGCTGGTGGACAAAGGGACGCGCGTTTCGCGCACCCCGGCCGAGGACGCCGAGATCGAATCGCGTCGATCGGTATGGACGTGGATCGGATCTGTGCGCGCGGCAGAATCGAGCGCGAAAGCGCAAGTCGATGCGGCGAGCACGTTGGCGGAGGTCAATGCGGTAGTTCCCGCATGGCCGGCATAAAACAGAAGCAGAACAGGCGCTCAGGTTTCATGGATAAAGAAAGCGCGAACGTAGTTGGCCTTATGACTATCGGAATCCTCGCAGGACTCGGACAGCTATTAGCCAGCAAGGAGCGGCTGACGTGGCGCGTAGTCATCGGCAGGATCTTGTCGAGCGCCGCTCTCGGCTCCGCCAGTTCACTCATACTGATCGCGTTCCCCAGCGTCCCGTGGGAAGCACAGCTCGGCGCAGCCGCCGCACTGGCAAGCCTCGGCACGAGCGCGTTGGAGCTGATGTTCCAGCGCATCATCGCCAAGAAGTAGATCCCATGCAGCACGCTACGTTGATCCGACTCAGTGAGTCGGAGCAGGGAACTATTGGCTTGTGGCTGCTCGACGGCAAGCCGCTGTGCGTGAACATAGAGCTGCCGTGGCGTGACAACCGCCCGACGTTCTCCCGCATCCCGGCAGGGCGCTACAGGGCCACGTGGGTCAAGACCGTTCGGCACGGCATGGCCTACCTGCTACACGGCGTCCCGGGCCGCTCGGCGATCCTCGTTCACTCGGGGAACGTCGCGGGCGATCGGGAGAAGGGAATGATCTCCCATTCCTACGGCTGCCTGCTACCGGGCATGACGGTCGGCGTCGTCCACGGGCAGAAGGCGGTACTCAACTCGGCGACGGCAGTCCGACTCCATGCGGACGCACTGAAGCGCGAACCATTCACGCTCGACATCATCGAGAGGTTTTGAACCATGTTTGAGGGCATCCTGACTTCTATCATCGGCGGCGGCGCGACCGGCCTGCTCGGCGCTATCGGCTCGCACGTGTTCGACTACTTCAAGACGAAGGAACTCGGCAAGCAGCAGGAAGCGAAGTTCGCGCACGATCAGGAAATGCGGAAGATCGACATCGAAGTGACGAGGCTCGAAATAGAGGGCCGCGCGAAGATCGCCAACATCGAGGCCGACGCCTCGAAGGAAGTCGCCGAGATCAACGTCATGGGGCAGTCCTACGGACACGATAAGGCCGCATACGCGACCGGCGCGACAGCCGCTAACAGCAAATGGTTCCTGTTCGTGGACTGGTTCCGCGGCATCACTCGTCCTGGCGTCACGTGGTACATGGCCGGTCTCGTGACGTGGATGTTCTACGCATTCATCGAAGCACTCGGCGGCATCAAGGCCGCGCTCGACGCAACCACGATAGCCGAGATCGTCAAGCAGATCGTCTACACCGTCCTCTACGTCTCGACCGCCTGCACGCTCTGGTGGTTCGGCGTGCGTCCCGCCAGCAAGGGGAACAAGTAAGCATGGCGCAGCCCATCATCATCACGCCGTTCGAGGGCGAACGTCCCGGCGTTGAACCGCATCTGCTCGACAACAACCGCGCGCAGATCGCCGAAAATTGCGACCTTCTGACGGGCGCGCTCGCGGCGATCAAGACGGATCTGTTCGAGAACACGCCCACAAAGGTCGGGACGAAGAAAACGATCTACCGCTGGGGCAACACGCCGGGGCAGAACAATGGCTACTGGCTGCACTGGCTCAACGAAGTCAACGTCGTGCGCGGCCCGATCGCGGGCGACACCGAGGAGCGCACGTACTACACCGGCGACGGCGCGTATCCGAAGATGACCTACGCCGGTCTCGTGACCGCCGGCGGCGGCACTGACTACCCCAACTCATCGTACCGGCTGGGCGTGCCCACCCCCGCGACGCCGATCTCCGCGCTTATCAACGGCGCGGCGACTGACCCCAACGAAGTGCCCGAGCGCCGCGTGTACGTGTACACGTACGTCTCCGAGAAGAACGAGGAAGGCCCGCCGTCAGCGCCTAGCAATCCGGTCGAATGGCGCAGCGGGCAGACGGTGGATCTCAGCAACTTCTCAGGTGCGCCGGGTGGCGAGTACAACATCACGGTCAAGCGCATCTACCGCGTGAACACGGGCAACAACGGCGCGGAGTACCAGTTCGTCGCCGACATCCCGGTAGCGACCGCCACATACAACGACGCGATCGCCGACACGGCGCTCGGCGAGGCGCTGCCGTCTACCGACTGGCTGCCTCCGCCCGACGATCTCAAGGGGCTCGTGGACATCGGCAACGGGATGCTTGCCGGTATCTCCAAGAACCAGCTCTGCATCAGCGAGCCGTACCAGCCGCACGCTTGGCCGCTCGGCTACCGAAAGACCAGCTCGTACCCCATCGTCGCCATCGGCGCGTGCGCTAATAGCATCGTCGTCGGCACGACCGGCCAGCCGTACATCGCCATCGGCAGCAGCCCAGACTCGATGAGCTTCGAGCGCATCGAAATGCCTTACCCGTGCGTGTCGTCGCGGTTCATGGTGGACATGGGGCACTTCGTCCTCTACGGGACTGCGGACGGCATCGTGCTCGCCAGCAGCAGCCGCTTCGAGCTGGCGACCGAGGGCGTGGTGACGCCGGAACAGTGGCGCGCGTACAACCCGTACACCATGCACGCCTACCGCTACGGCGAGCTGTGCGTGATCTTCTACGACAACGGCACGCAGGGCTGCCTGATCTTCGATCCGCGGCGCAAGGACTTCATGCGGATGAGCCTCTACGCCACGGCCGGCTACGAGGACAAGAACCTCGGTGCGCTGTTCCTTCAGGTGGGCGACGACATCGTGAAGTGGCAGGGCGGGGCTACGTACCGCACGGCGAAGTGGCGCTCGAAGCTATACCTGACACGCGCCCCGTCGAACTACGGCGCGGCGAAGGTGGAAGCATACAGCTACCCCGTCACGTTCCGGCTCTACGCCGACGGCGCGCTCAAGCACACGGAGGCGGTTGCCAACAACCTCCCGTTCGTGCTGCCGAGCAACTACCTCGCAAACCGCTGGGAAGTTGAGATCGAGGGCACGGCGAAGGTGCGCTACGTTGTCATGGCCGCGTCCGTCGGTGACGTGATTCGTTTGGGGGAGTAAATGTCCGGTATCCCAAAGCCCAACAGCCCGCGATTCCTAGAGCGAATCCGCGAGATACTTGAAGTCGCGATCGGTGATCGCGGGAACATCCTCGATCGCTTCGTAACGGTCAAGGATCTCGTCAACTCCGGTCTCGCCGATTACGTTCACAAGGGCGTCCGGTACAGCAAGAGCGAGGCCAGCGCGGTACAGGCGAACACCGTCGCTGATCTGACCGTGCCGCCCGCTCCGACGAACCTGTCGGCGAACGCGGCCGTCATGGCGATCCTCGTCGCGTTCGACAACCCGCACAACAAATACGGCAACCACTCGCACACGGAGATCTGGCGCGCATCCGTGGATGATCTCGCGCAAGCGTACTTGCGCGGTTCGGCACCGGGCGGGCTGTATGCGGACGAGATCGGGGACAGCGGGATTCAGTATTACTACTGGGCGCGGTCGGTCTCCACATCGAACATCACCGGCCCGTTCAACGCGATCAACGGCACGCCGGCCACTGCGGCGCAGATTCTCGGCGCGAACGTCGCTGCCGGGACGCTCACGGCCGACAAGCTGCAAGTCGCCAACCTAGCCGCTATTAGCGCGGACCTTGGCAGCATCACAGCCGGCAGCCTGAACATCAACAACAAGTTCCTCGTGGACAACCAAGGCAACGCCACGATCCGCAGCGCCGCCACGGGCGCTCGGCTTGAGATCTTCAATAATGTGATCCGCGTGTACGACGCAAGCGGCGTCCTGCGTGTCGAGCTGGGGCAGCTCTCGGCCTAATGTCCTACGGATTCAAGGTTTACGACGCCTCTGGGAACGTCCGGCTGAACGTGACCGACCGCATGACGCGAGTGATCTACACCCAGCTGTTAGCGCGCAGCGCAAGCGGGTCGGTGTCGCCAATCGGTTTCGACGGCACGAAGGGGGACGCCTTCGCGGTCAAGCGTGAGACCGGGGCGCATCGGGCACCGCACCGTGTAACAGTATCGGGTAACACAGTGTTCTATCAGCCGATCAATGCCGCAGCCGACTCGCAATCGGCAAGCCTACTGGTGGTTGTTCACTACAAATGAGCTTTGGGTTCAGGATCAAGAACGACAGCAGTGATGTTGTCGTAGATGCCGATTTCCGCAACCACTCTGTTTTCTCGTCTGGAAGCATGTCTGTTTCCGCCGACACGGAGCATACCCTGTCCTTCGGTGCAAGATCGGATACGCCGATTCTGCTTATCCAGCCGGGTGGCATCTTCGTCGGTGGGGCATCCTCTCCCGACTCAAAGGATCAGGTTCGGTTCTTCGCAGATGCCGCCGGGACCGTTGGCTACGCCATCCTCGACGGCGACGGCGCGCTGGCAGATTCCGCTGGATGGGGGCTCCGTGTGCTCGACGGAGCTGGCGCGCAGGTTTATGACGCGCGCAGGCGATACTTGCTTGTCCGCGATGTGTTGCTTGTGAGCACGCCGCCGATCGAGGGATCGCAGTCGGCGGCGGTTATCAACCACGCCAGCGTACCAAACGCCTACTATCTGATTAGCGCATTTGGCGGGTCGCTTGCCTCCGCAACAGGTTTTCAGAATCTAGTGTGGTTGCCGATGATACGGCAGACCAGCAACACGACGGCCGAATGGCACGCGCGACTGGTGAGCGGCATCACGGCTGGCACGACGTGGAACGCGCTATCCGACACGAATGTTATCGTAGTGTGCGAACTTAGCTTCTAAACCGGCGACACTTATGGTATAATCTGTTCCAGAGTGACGCACTCTGCAAACCGGCCACAGGCCGGTTTTTTATGCCCGCCGCGCGCGGGCGTTTTCGTTTTTAGGGGGTCCACCGTGACCAAAAAGAACAAATACCACGATTTCGACCAGTCCGCGCTCAACGATCCAGTGCGCGCGGGATTCTCCCCGGCCGGCACCTGTAACTGGTATCAGATCGCTGGCGCGGCCATCGCCGGGGTCGCCGGCAGCCGCACAAGCCGGCAGGGCAAGAAGTTGATGAAGGAGCAGCGCCGGGCGATCTATCAGCAGCGCATGATCCAAAAGGAGGAGTACGAGAACTACAAGACTCACTACCTCCCTGTTCTTCAGAAGTACGCCGCCGAGGCTAGCGAGGGCGTCAAGGCTGACATCGATGGCGTCACTTCTCGTGCATCTGCCGACGTGGTGCAGGCGTTCGACAAGGCCCGCGGGATCGCGCGCCGGAACATGCTTCGCTACGGGGCCAACCCCGGAGACGCCAACTTCGCCGAGAACGAGCGCAAGTTCGCGCTCGAACAGGCGAAGGCTGACGCGATGGGTGTGAACACCGCGCGCGAGACCGAGCGCCGGTACGCCGATGAGACCACGCGCCGGATGCGCGAGAACGTGATGAACTTCGCGCGCGGCATCCCGGGGCAGTCGGCCGGGATCGCCGGCAGCGCCGCGCAGGGCTACGGCAACATGGCGAACCAGTCCTTGCAGGACGCGGCCGGTGTCTCCCGGTTTGTAGCCGGGCTCCCGTGGGACAAGATCGGGAACAAAGTATTCAGCCGTCCTGGCGGCGTGCCGACCTATGCCGGCAACACCTACGCCGATCCCAGCACCGCCCTCCACTTCGCGGAGCAGGACGCGCTATTCAAGGCCGACGGCGGACCGGTCGAGGGTCCGGGCACCGAGACAAGCGATTCGATCCCTGCGCGCCTGTCCGACGGCGAGTACGTCATCCCGGCCGACGTGGTGAAAAAGAAGGGCACGGAGTTCTTCGACAAGCTGCTCGACAAGCACCACACGCCGGTAGCGGCAAGACCGGATGGCTACGCCAATGGCGGCTTCGCCCGCGGTATGCCGATGTTTCAACGCTTTCGGCAGATGAAAGCCGCTGCTGCGCCGGCTGCGCCTGCCCCTGTAGGATTCCGCGGCCTTACCCGAACGGGTGGCCTGCCGATGTTTCAACGCTTTCGGCAGATGAAAGCCGCTGCTGCGCCGGCTGCGCCTGCCCCTGTAGGATTCCGCGGCCTTACCCGAACGGGTGGCCTGCCGATGTACTCGCTCGGCGTCATTGGCTTCGCAGATGGCGGAGAGGTAGATACGGAGAAGGATGAGGAGCTGCGGCGTGCGCGCGAGTTCACCGAGGACGTTGCCGACAAAGACAAGGTGCCGGGCGCGCAGAACACGAAGAAGCTGCGCGAACGTGTGGCGAAGGCGCTCGAAGAAGTGGGGGTCTACTAATGGGCTTTGGACTGGGGTTTGTGCTCGAAGGGGTGCGTCAGGGTCAGGAGGACAAGCGTCGCAAGGAGCGCGAGGACTTCGCGTTCGAGGAGGCTAAGAAGGACTCCGGCAGGCGCGACTTCTCGCACGAGCAGGCGGTGAAGCAGGCCGGTCGCGCCGATACGGAGTGGCAGCAGAAGCAGGATGACCGCGCCTTCGGTCTCCCGCACGCTCGCAAGGCGATCGAGAGGCAATCCGAGCATGGCGACCTTCTACTCGAAATGCAGCGCAACGAGGCAGAGATCGCGCGCCTGTTGCATGGCGCTAACACAGAGGCCGCGCAGATGGAGGCGATCCATAAGGTCAAGCAGCTTGAGATCGCCAACGAAGGTCTGGTCTACAAGACTTACAAGATGAAGGGCGGCAAGGCTGCGGCGCAGATGCTCAACGCGCTGAAGTCGAACGGGATCAACAACGCCGCCGACGTGATCGAGGAGAAGGACGCCAAGACCGGCAAGATCATGCTCAAGGTGGTGGACGCCTCTGGCAACGTGGTCAACGACCCGAAGCGCGGCCAGGCGATCTTTGACAAGGCGGCGATAGAGGCCGCGTTCAACCCCGGTGAGAAGGGCCGGTTCTCGCAAGAGGACGGCATCGTGCTCGACACGATGACGGGCGACACGCGCGGCATCCCCGGATACACCGGCAAGGGACAGCGCGACGCCGAGAAACACAACATGGACAAGCTGAAGCTCGCCATCGACAAGGTGCTTCAGCCGCACTACGGCGGCACGCTCGACGCGATGGGCAACTGGTCGCTGCCCGAGGGCAACCGCGATATCGCCCTGAACGCCAAGGCGCTCGCGGAGTACAAGATCGGCAAGGGCATGGACCCCGTGCGCGCTGCCGAGGAATCCAAGGCGGAGGCAGATTCTGGCGTGTTGCCGCCGCACCGCTGGAAGAAGGTGAAGCTGGACGACGGATCGGTCGGCATCGACGACGGCAAGGGCGTGCGCCGTCCTACGGACGATGAGTCAAAACGGTACGGCCTGCCGGGCAAGGGCGCTGATAGCGCGCCTGCCAAGCTCAAGGACACATACGTGAAGAAAACGCCAGCCGGCGAAGTGAAGATCTCGCGCAAGCAGATCGAGGAAACCGCGAAGAAGCACGGCAAGACGCCCGAGCAGGTCATCAAAGACCTCGGCCTCCAATAACAACTACCACAGAACGAGCACATGGCTGACCTGTATGAACAGTTTGGCGTTACTCCTGCGCCCGCAGAAAAGACCCCGACAGCTTCCGGCATCGATCTATACGAGCAGTTCGGCGAGACTCCAGCAGCCCCGGCAACCGAGGCCGATAGCGGATACATCACCCTCCACAACAAACCAGCCGCCACAGCCGACACAGGTGTAGGCCGCGTGCGCTCCGCGATCGGCTCGATCGCTCAGGGCGCGACCGAAGTATTCACCAGCCTACCAAAGTCAGGCGCGATCGCGCAGACGAACAGCGCCATGAAGCTCGTCGAGCTGATGGACGCGATCGACCGCGGCGAATCCCCCGAGTACAAGGCGTCCGACCCGTTCGACATGAACGAGTTTGCGGCCAAGATCTACCGCGAATCCCCGCCCGAGAAGCGCGCCGAAATGCGCGCGAACGCAGAGCAGCACGCCAAGACCAGCCCCAAGGATCGCTGGGGATATCAGCTCGGCGACGCCATCGACGACAACCTCGCCAAGATCGCCAAGACCAACCCCGAGTACGAGCAGGAATGGATCAATGGCAAGATCCCGCGCGCCCTCGGCTCGATGTTCGGCTTCGTGCTGGCCAACATGCTCGGCCGCGGCGCTGGCGCGAAGATGGCGCCCAAGAGCGGCGGCACGATCTCTGCCGGATCTGCCGGCGTGGCGACGACCGCCGCCGTCGGTTCCTCTGCCGGGAGCGTCGAGGGATTCGAGGACGCGCTGAAAGAGAACGCGACGATCGAGGAATCCGTCAAGTCCGCGAAGTGGAACGCGCTGTGGGGCATGAGCGAAATCGTGCCGATCTCGCGCATCCTCGATCGCGTGGACAAGGGCACCGGCGGCAGCATCAAGCGCCTGCTCATCAACATGGTGAAGGGCGGCACCGAGGAGCTGGTGCAGGAGTCCTTCCAGAACATCATGCACAACCTCACGGCGAGCGATCTGGTCGAGTACGACCCCGAGCGCCAGTGGTGGCGCGGCACAGGCGAGGCCGCGGGCGTCGGCTTCTCCACGGGCGCTCTCATGGAGTTCCTGCTGACCGTCGCCAGCAAGGGCCGGCGTGGTCGGAAAGATGCAGCGCCCGCGAACACCGGCGGCGTCAACGCCGACGATGCGCTCGGCAAGCCGGAGGGCGAGACGCTACAGGAGAAGCCAGTCAACGTGCTCGGCGGTCACGCAAGCGGCGCGCAGGACGTGTCCCCGCGCGTCCTCTACCGGATGCCCGAGAAGCCGGCGCAAGAGGAAGCCCAGCCGAAACCCGCCGGCCTGCCCGGCTACTGGGCGCGTCAGTCTCGCGTGCTGGGCGGTCGCTCGTCCGGCGCGAAGGACGTGGACGCCGAGAAGCCCCGCCGACTGCTCTACATGCAGGGCGAGACGGAACCGTTCGAGCACTTCGACCCGCGCCTGAAGCGGTCGGACTATCAGGCGTGGCTCAAGAACACGATGGACCGCGACTTCGTGGAAGGCGGCGGTATTGCTGTCGTGCCAGATCACAACTTCAAGCTTGGCGAGTCCGACAAGCCGGGCGAAGTCCCGCAGGTACGCACCAAGAGCCTGAACGCTGGCTGGGTGCATGACATCCTCAAGGACACCGGCCTGAGTGTCGCCGAGGTCAAGCAGGCCGTCGATCTCGCCATCAAGGGTCGCAAGCTAGGCGAGCGCCAGAAGCGCGCTGTTAGCGCCGTGCTCGCGCACCTGGGCGATGAGCGCAGCGCGGAGATCCCGTTCATCAAAGAGCAGCGCGAGCGTGCGCGCCAGATCCGCAAGGCTACTCGCACCGGCCTGCCTCCCGCCTTCGCCTACGACGAGGAGGCGGACAACTACGCTGGCGAGATCTACGAGGAGGAGCACTACGACGCCGACTGGGACGGCGAGACGCGCGCGATCTACGAGCTGGCGCAGGAAGCGAGGGATCTGGACGAGGAGGGCGCGGTAGCCCTGCTCGAGAAACACAAGGACGCGAAGCCGCACGATGCCGCTCGCGCCCTCTGGCAATTCATCGCGGAGAAGAAGAATGTCAAAGAGTCCGGTGGCGAGCGTGCTGGCGAAGCTCAAGAAGGAGAAGGAAAGCAGAAGCAAGCCGAAGAAGCGAAGCAGGGAGACGAAAAGCCGGCCGCAGAAGGAAAGCGCGAAGAAGTAGCCGACGCGGCTACGACTGAAGCCAAGAAGGAAACGGCCGAGGACAAACCCAAATCGGGTACGGAACAACCCCAAACGGGTACTGTTCAGGAATCGGAAGCGTCCACAAAAACTGAACAGCCCGAGAAAGTGGACAAGCCGGCGGAAAAGCCGGCAGAGCCGAAAAAAGAGACGCCCTCGAAAGAGGGCGTTTCTGCTTCTGCGCCCGAGCAAAAGCCCGGCTACGGCGACAGCAACAAGCTCGTCACGAAGGATCGCGCAGATGAGATCCGCGCCAAGCTAAAAGCGAAGCTCGGCCAGCTCAACTCCGGCATTGACCCGGAGATCATCGCGCTCGGCACTGAGCTGGCGGTGTACCACGTCGAGGCCGGCGCGCGGAAGTTCAAGGACTTCTCCAAGGCCATGATCGCCGATCTCGGCGATAAGATCCGCCCGTACCTGCGCTCGCTCTACCTCGCCGCCCGCAACTGGCCCGGCATCGACCGCAAGGAAATGAACACCGAGGCCGAGCTAGATCTGATGGACGAGGGCGAGGCCAAGTCCGAGGAGAAGGCCGAGGACAAGAAGGACGAGAAGGCCGATGACGAGGTAAAGGGCAAGAAGGTCTCTGGCAAGGACGACGAGGACAAGGACGCCGAGCTGGTGAAAGCTTCCGGCCTCAACGTGCGCCAGTCCACGACCGCGAACAGCAAGGCCGTGTGGGAAGTCACCGGCAACACGCTCAAGCACAAGGACATGCTGAAAGCGATCGGCGGGAAGTGGTACGGCCCGAAGAAGGCGTGGAGCTTCTACAGCGGCGACCCGACGGCGAAGATCGCCGCGCGCCTGCGCGGTCAGGAAGTCAAGGAGGAGAAGGCCGACGACCAGCAGGAGCAGATCGAGATCCCGCAGCAGGACACCCAGCAGCAGGCCGAGACGCAGGCCACCATCCCGCAGGCAGCCGCGATCCCGCAGCAGCGCGCCGTCACCGACTACGACGATCTCATCAACCTGTTCTACGAACGCATCAAGGCCGGCAACGAGCCGCAGGACTTCAACGCCCTCAAGAAGCTAGTAGCGGAGTTCGACGGCGAGGAGCCGTCGCAGCTAAGAATGAAGGGCGCGCAGGAGGACTTCGAGGCCGCTGTCGTCATGCGCGCGCGCGATCTCATCGCCGAGGGCGAGAAGGTCTACCGCCGCACAAACTCGCGCAAGCAGGCAGACGAGTGGATCTTCAACCAGCTCAAGGCGCTCTATCTGCGCCAGCCGAACCTGTCCATCCGCACGTCCACGAGCGTCGCCAATCAGGCGTACTCGACGCCGGCCCCGATCGCGTTCCTCGCCAGCCGTCTCGCCAACATCGACCAGACCCGCACCGTCTACGAGCCTACAGCCGGCAACGGCATGTTGCTCATCGGCGCGTCCACCGAACGAATCTTTGCGAACGAGCTGGACGCCCGCCGCGTGGCGAACCTGCGCCAGATCTTCCCGGGCGCGTTCATCGCCGAGGGTGATGCGGTTACGGCGATCGAGGAGGGCCGGGTTGCGCCGCGCGTGATGGATGCGGTTATCGCCAATCCGCCCTTCGGCGGCACCGAGGAGACCCGGATCGACGGGTACAAGATCAACAAGATCGACCACCTGATCGCGGCCAAAGCCCTTGAGACCATGCGGGACGCAGGCCGCGCGACTCTTATTATAGGTGCGAACCGTACCCCGGGAGAGATCTCGTCTGCCGAGCAAATCTTCTTTAACTGGCTGTACGGTAAGTACAATGTGGTCGGCCACTTCGAGGTAGACGGCAAGCTGTACTCCCGTCAGGGCGCGGCTTGGCCGATCCGCATCATCACGATCGCCGGGCGGGCCGAGACTGGCAAGAAGTCGCCCGTTTCTGGTGAAATCGAGCGCGTAAGCGACTGGGGACAACTCTATGCCAAATACGAAGATACACTCGCCGCAGCACGGGAGGTTGTGGTTTCCCAAGACCGTGCCGGACAACAAGAAGGCAGCTCTGGCGGTCAGGGTTCCGCCGAGCAAGACCAATCTGACGCCGCAGGAACACGCCGATCTGATGGAAGTGAAGGTCAGCAGGCTGGTACAGGAAGCCGGGACGGAAGCGGTGTATCTGGTGCAGGAGGCGGTGTCGGGACTCGAATCGGAAGCGGACGAGCTGGGAACACTCGAACTGGCGAGCGCACTGATGTCGAGCGACAGGATGGATCATCTGCTCGGGATGATCGACTGGAGCAAGGAGACCAGACCGCCGACAACGGAGGAATCGTTGAGGATGGAGCAGGCGTTCAAGGAAATGAGTCTCGCGGCGCTAATCGAGGAAATGTAGAAAGCCGCGAAGGCAAGCCAAACCAGTTTCAGGTTCCGTACCGCTCCCGCTCGGCCGCAGCATCCGACGGCGCCCTTGTGCCCGTCAACATGGATGCTGCCATCCAAAAGGCGCTCGATCGTCTCGTCGAGGAGGTAGGCGATCTCGATCAGTACGTGATGGACAAGCTCGGCTACAAGAGCAAGGCCGAGCTGTTCGACGCCTTCATGGGCTTGCAGATCGACGCCATCGCCGCGGCGATCTACAACATCGAGAACGGGCAGGGCGTCATCATCGCCGACCAGACCGGCATCGGTAAGGGCCGGCAGGCTGCCGCGATCATCCGCTACGCCGTGAAGCACGACAAGGTTCCCATCTTCGTGACGGTCAAGCCCGACCTGTTCACGGATATGTTCAACGACCTTGCCGACATCGGATCGCGCGACATCCATCCTTTCGTCCTCAACAAGGACGAGTCGATCAAGGACAAGGACGGCAAGCCGCTCTACGCCAACGACAAGAACCGGCACGGCGCGGTGCTGCGCCAGATCGCCGCGACCGGCGAATTGCCGAAAGGGCGCAACGCGCTCTTTATGACGTACAGCCAGATCAACACGGAGAACGTGCAGCGCGAAGCGGTGGGCCGCGTGGCGCAGGGCGCGATCTTCGTGCTGGACGAGTCGCACAACGCTGGCGGTTCCTCGAACACGGGCGAGTTCGTGCGCGGCGTGCTTGCGTCGGCGCAGGGCGTCACCTACCTGTCCGCGACCTACGCGAAGCGGCCGGACAACATGCCGGTGTACTTCAAGACCGCGCTATCAGCGGCGGTCGATAGCATCGACCAGCTCGTTGACGCGATGGACGCTGGCGGGCTGCCTCTGCAAACCGTCGTCTCCAACCTGCTCACCGAGACCGGCCAGCTATTCCGCCGCGAGCGCGACTTCGGGGGCGTGGAGATCCGCACCGACGTTGACACCGCGAGCCGCGAGAAGCACGAGGGCATGTCGGACAGCGCGACCGAGGCGCTGCGCGCAATCGTTCACGCCGACCATCTGTTCCACCTTCACATCAAGGAGCTGGACAAGAAGATGCGCCGTGAGGGCCGGCGCAGCGGCGGAGCCGGCAACAACGCCTCGAAGAAGGGCATCGACCACACCGAGTTCTCGGCCGTCGTCCACAACTTCGTGCGCCAGATGCTATTAGCGTTGAAGGTGGACACCGCCGCCGAGCGCGCCATCCAGGCGCTCAAGAACGGCGAGAAGCCGGTCATCGCGCTGGAAAACACGATGGGTTCCTTCCTCGGCGAGTACGTCAAGGAGAACAAGCTGGGCGAGGGCGCGGAGCTTACCGACTACGACTTTCGCACCGTGCTCAACCGCGCGCTTCGCCGCACACGTCGCATCAAGGTGCGCGACGAGTTCGGCAACGACGTGATTCAGGAAGTCCCGCTCGAGGAATTGCCCCCGCCCGTGTACGCCGCTTACGAGGCGGCGCAGGAGGTCATCGACAACCTCGAATTGGATCTCCCCGCGTCTCCGATCGACTGGATCCGCCATCGCCTTGAGAAGGCCGGCTACTTCGTCAAGGAGATCACCGGCCGCGAATGGAAGGTAGATTACGGTCAGGCCGTGCCGAAGCTCGCGCGCATCGGATCGGCCGAGGCCGACGACCGCTGGAACACGCGCGACGAGTTCAACAGCGGCAAGCTCGACGCCCTGATCCTCAACGTCGCAGGCTCGACGGGCATCAGCTTGCACGCCAGCGAAAAGTTCCTCGACCAGAGCCGCCGGCACATGATCGTGGCCCAGCCCATGCTGGACATCAATATCTTCGTCCAGATGCTCGGCCGCGTGCATCGTACCGGGCAGGTTGTCCCGCCGCGCTACACCATCCTCAACGTCGATCTGCCGGCCGAGAAGCGCCCGACAGCCGTGCTCGCCGGCAAGATGAAGAAGCTCAACGCGAACGTGTCCTCGAACACGGAGTCCGCGACCAGTATCGACGCGCCCGACATCCTCAACAAGTACGGCGATCAGGTTGTCGCCGAGTACATGAACGAGACCGGGCTGGACGTGGAGCTTCGCATCAACATGGGCGACGACAACAGGGACGTGGCGCGCAAGGCCACTGGCCGCATGGCGCTCATGCCGATCGACCAGCAGCGCGAGTTCTATGAGCACGTGGAGACGGAGTACCGGGCGCTCATCGAGTACCTGGACAAGATCGGCCAGAACGACCTCGAACCAAAGACGCTCGATCTCGATGCGAAGAAGTTGAAGGAGGAGATCATCGTCCCGGGCCGCGACCATTCCAACCCGTTCGGCGGCGATGCCGTACTCGTGGAGTACGACGTGCGCCGCCTCGGCAAGCCGCCGACCTTCGATGAAGTCCAGAGGGCTATTAGCGAGCGCCTTGATGGCCGGTCGGTGTCCACCGTGATGAACGAGATCTCCTCGGAGAAGGAGCGCAAGGGCGAGATCTACCGCCAAGCCCTGCTCCGGGCGATCGACGGCGCGGAGGAAGCGCGCACTAGCGAGAACGCCGGCATGATCGAGCGCCTGCTGGAAGGACTCCGCAAGCGGCTGGGCGACTACGAGGCCAGCCGGGCGAGCTTCCAGAGCCACCTGCGCGACATGCTTCAGATCGGCACCGCCGTCCGCCTCGACATCAATGGCGAGTCTGTTGTCGGCGTGGTGGTGGATGTGAAGGACAAGTCGAAGGAAGGCCCGCGCGCGAACCCGTACGCCAAGAGCAAGACGCTCGTCACCTTCATGGTGAACAACGGCATCCGCCAGATCACGGTCCCTCTCTCGAAGCTCACGGGCGACAGCGGCTTGTTCAACGGTCGCTACTGGGGCCGCACCGAGCAGGCGTTCGATCCGCGCAACATCGGCAACGCGCGCGAGAAGCGCCAGATCATCACCGGCAACCTGCTCTCCGCCTACGCAGAGCTGCGTGGCGTGTCCGCTCAGATCGTCCACTTCACGGACAGCGACGGCAGCGTGACGCAGGGCATCCTGCTCCCCAAGAACTTCAACAAGGACGAGCAGCTTTCCGGCGAGCTGGCGATGCGCGACCCGCAGGGGGTCATTGACTTCCTCGACGCCTACGCCAGCAACAACGACGTGTCCCGCTTCGGCGTCGGTTCACGCGACTCGACGGTGCGCGTGGTCCCGGGGCGGATGCGCGGCATGGTCAAGATCCGCACGCCGACGGCGAAGGCTACCGGCGGTCGGTGGTTCTTGGATCAGGGATTGCTCGCGCACACGGGAGACTTCGTTTCGGTCGGCAACATGATGGAGGTCGAGGTATCGGGCGCGAGCGCCCGCGCCGCGATTGCCTACATCCAGGGCAAGACCGCGCTCTACGCGCCGAAGTCCCTTGCCGGGATCGCCAAGCCGTACTCCGGCAACAAGGAGGCCGACTTAGACGACGTGCGATACGCCGCCGTCGATGGCGACGTGGACATGAGCAAGCGCCGCACGGTCAAGATGCTCGCCGGCCTCGCCCTGTCGGCCGCAACCGGCCGCGCCTTCTCTAAGCCGGCCGGGTTCGTCCAGACCGTCGCAAAGAGCAAGACACTGAAGGACGGACTGGAATGGATCGCCGCGAATAGCGGCAACCGTGCGTACGCTGAGCTTGCCCGCCTGCTCTCGAAGATCGCACCGCACGTCGAGCTGCGCCTGATTCAGCCGGGCAAGGTGTACCCGGAGGGCGTGCCGGCCGCGCTCAACTCCGCCTACGGCATCGCCGGCAAGCGCCGCGACGGCAGCCTCGTCGTGTACCTGCGCCACGACACCAACCCGAACAACCTCACTGGCGTCACGGAAGAAGTGTTCCTGCACGAGGCGCTGCACGCTGCGCTCGCGTATCGCTACGGCGAGTTCCTGAAGCGGTACGGCGTGAAGGTGCTGACCGGGGCCGCGCCGGAACGCGCCGCCAACGAGCCGATGATGCGCCTGATCGAAATGTGGAAGCAGCTCGGCAAGGCGAACGACTACGGGCGCGGTGGTGACGTGTGGCTGTCCGAGCCGCTGTCCAACTTCGACGAGTTCATCACGTACTCCATGACCAACCCGCAGTTCCAAGCGTGGCTCGACGGGCAGAAGTACATGGGCGATACCGCGTGGACAAAGTTCAAGCGGTTCCTCTCTCGCCTCCTCGGGCTTGGCAAGGACGGTGGATCTCCGACTTACCTCGACGCCGTGCTCGACGCCGGCTACGCCTTGGTCGAAGCGGCGGTGCGCGACGAGAACGTGCGAATGGCGTCGGCGCATCGGGGCGACGAGTTCTTTGCGGCGCAGGCTAATGGCGCCTCGACCATGACGAGCGGCGAAGGCGTGCTCGACACGATCAAGGAGGGCCGTCCGATCGAGGGCGTGTTCCGCGGGATCTTCAAGCTCGCGCAGATCGACAAGGGAACCAAGTGGGCGATCGACAAGATCGAGAGCGGGCTGACGCAGGCGAAGTTCAAGAACGTCGCCGACGACAGTTTCCTCGGCCACGTGAACAAGATGCTGGATGTCGCTCGCGCCGGTCTGGTGGACCGCTACGGTCTGTCCGAGGAGTACAAGGATCTCGACACCGAGCGCGCCGCGCACGAGCGCCGCATCGCCCTGAAGGGCGCGGAGATCGTTACAACCCTCATGGAGAAGGGGATGAGCACGGCGGAGGCCGAAGTGCTGCACGGCGTCCTTGCCGGCGAAGTGATGGCCGACGAGAAGTGGCAGAAGCTCTCCGAGCCGATCCGCAAGGCGATCGACGAGCTGGGCCACGAGGCGGTCGAGCTGGGCCTGATCTCGAAGGAGACATACGAGAAGAACCGAGCCACCTACCTGCACCGCGTCTACAGGAAGCACGAGGCCGACCAGGGCACGCTCGGCGGCATGGTGTCCCGTATGCTGTCCTCGCGCCGTAAGCGCATCATCGGCAACGCCCTCAAGAAGCGCGGCCTCGAAGTGAAGGTCGATCCGCGCAAGCTGCTCGAGCTGCACCCGGAGTGGTTCGGCAAGAAGGAGCAGATCGGAAAGGCCGACAAGCGGTTCGTGGGCGAGAAGTTCCACATGCTGCACAAGGTCTCGAACGTGGGGCAGGGCGTCGGCGCGCTTTCTGGCATGGGTGCTGGCGGGCAGAAGCCGCGTGTGCTGGAGCGCGTGTTCGTGCCGGCCGACCGCCCGATCCCGGCGAAGTATCAGGCGTACGAGCACATGGGCACATGGGAAGTGCGCGACACGCAGGGCGGCGAATACGTGCTCTGGCGCGACTTCACCAAGGAGGAGCGCGAGAAGATGGGCGAGATCATCGACGCGCGCTACACGATCGCCAAGACCTTTCACGTCATGGCGCACGATCTCTCCACCGGCCGCTTCCTCGCCGACATCGCCAAGAATCAGGAGTGGACGTACCCCGGAAAGGACGAGCCGACGGGCAACGTGTACGACGGCGGGCACTCCAACCGCTTCAGCGTGTTCACCGGCTATGACTGGGTGCGCGTGCCCGACACGACGATCCCGGGCGCACCGGGCCGCAAGCGGTGGGGCGCGCTCGCCGGGCGCTACGTGCGCGCGGAGATCTGGCGTGATCTCAACCAGCTCCACGAGCTGCAACGCCCGCGCCTCTGGAACACGCTGCTTACCCAGTGGAAGCTCAACAAGACCGCGCGCAATCCCGTCGTTCACATGAACAACGTCATGTCGAACATCATCCTGATGGACATGGCCGACATTCGGATGCGCGATCTGTACCGGGCGCTTCAGGCCATGAAGGACAAGACGCAGGACTACAAGGACGCGCAGGAGCACGGCGCGTTCGGGTCCAACTTCGTGCTGCACGAGATCAAGCAGAACGTCCTTGATCCGATCCTGAAGGAGATTATGAATCAGGCGCGCACCGACAAGGGCTGGGCGGAGAACATCGCCGAGCAGTACCTTGGCGCGCAGGCGGCGGGCCTCGGCCGGATGCTGGACGCGATCGTTACCGGGGTTCAGAAGGCCGATCAGGGTCTCATCAACCTCTACCAGCTCGAAGATGAGATCTTCCGCGTGGCGACGTACATGCGCCGGATCTCGCTCGGCGACAGCCCGAAGCACGCTGCCCGGTTCGCGCGGGAACAGTTCATCGGCTACGACATCCGCGCTCCGTGGGTGAACGCGGCCCGGTCCACCGTGCTGCCATTCATCGCCTACACCTACCGCGCGGTCCCGCTATTAGCCAAGACCATCGCCGAGCGCCCGTGGAAGCTCGCCAAGTACGCGACGATCGCGTACATGGTCAACGCCCTCGGGTATGCCTTCGAGCCGGGCGACGAGGACGAGGAGCGCCGGTCGCTGCGCGAGGAGCAGCAGGGTCTCACGTGGCTTGGTGCGCCGCGCATGATCCGCATGGGCTGGCGCGACGGCAACGGGAACCCTGTATTCCTCGACGTGCGGCGCTATATCCCGGCCGGCGATATTTTCGACATGGGCCAGAGTCAGGGCGTGCTGCCCGTGCCGGCGCCCATGATCTTCGGCGGTCCCATCATGCTCGCCGCGGAGTTCGCGCTGAACCGCTCCGCCTTCACCGGGGAGAACATCGTGAACCCCTACACGTCGGACGCGGGCGACATCGCCAAGGGCGCGATCTCGCATCTGTGGCGCTCGTGGATGCCGTCCGCTCCGTGGATCTACGAGTCGTGGTACTGGGAGAAGATCGAGCGTTCCGCGAAGGGCGCACGCGATATTCTCGGCAACCAGTATGATCTAAAATACGCGGTGGGTTCGTCTCTCGGCGTGAAGCTCGTCCCGCATGACGTGAAGCTCGGGATGCGCGGCTGGGCGCTTGAGCTGGGCAAGGTGCGTCGGGAGCTTGAGTACGAGGGGCGGCAGCTCGCGCAGGACTACAACAGGGGGCTTATCAGCAAAGAGACCTACAACGAGCAACTGGCAGTCATCCGAAAGAAGATGACGAATCTTAAAAACCGGGCCGATGAGGTATTCAAAAAACAATAATGGCTATCACACGCGAGCACTGTATCGAGGCGATCAAGAAGGCAAACGGGAATAAGACCGAGGCGGCAAAGGCACTTGGGATCTCACGCTCCACCCTCCGCAGCAAGGTCGGCAACACCATCGGCAAGGAGGCCGAGACACTGAACTTCCACGAGGAGCACCGGCTCAAGAAGGAGAACCGGGAGCTGCGCCGGAAGCTCGACGAGCGGGCCGAGCAGTTCGAGCGGGACGCCAACTTCACCCGCTTCCTCTCCAAGCTAGTAGCGGCGGAGTCCTCCCCGCCGAAGTGGCTGGCCCCAAAGAGCAGCCGCCGGCAGGAGCGGGCCATCGTCACGGCGGTCCTGTCGGATTGCCACTTCGACGAGGTAGTCAACCCGGAGGAGATCAACTACGTCAACGGCTACAACCGCGAGATCGCGGTCATGCGGCTGCGTAACTTCTTCTCCAACACGGTGCGCCTGTCCAGCGACTACATCAGCGGGGTGAAGGTGGACGGCATCGTGCTGCCCATGATCGGGGACATGGTGAGCGGCAACATCCACGAGGAGCTGCGCGAGACGAACGAGGACACGATCATCGAGACGTGCCTGTTCTACGCGGACCAGCTCATAGCGGGGTTCGAGCTGCTGGCCAAGCACTTCGGGGAAGTGTACTCTCCGTGCGTCGTCGGCAATCACGGCCGGCTGGACAAGAAGCCACGGGCCAAGCACCGATCGACCGACTCCTTCGACTACCTGATCTACAACCTCGTCGCCCGGCACTTCAAGGGCAACCCGGCCGTGCGCTTCGCCATTAGCACCGGGGCCGACTTCCGCTACACGCTGTACAACACGCGCTATCAGCTCACGCACGGAGACCAGTTCCGGGGCGGATCTGGCATCGCCGGCCTGCTGTCGCCGCTGATGCTCGGCGATCACCGCAAGCGGAAGCGCGAGCAGGCTACCGGCACCCCGTACGATTACCTCGTGATGGGGCACTGGCACCAGCTCGCATACTTCAAGGGTCTCATTGTGAACGGCAGCCTGAAGGGCTATGACGAGCACGCGGCGCTCAACAACCTCGACTTCGAGCCGCCGCGTCAAGCCTTCTGGCTGACGGATTCAGAGCACGGCATGACCATCACCGCCCCGATCCACGTCCTCGATCCGTCAGAGGAGTGGCGGGCGCAGGCACCCGAGGCGGTCAGGTTCGTCCTGGCGGCGTGACGCCGGGCGGGTAGGCGACGAGGATTATCTGATCGTCCCAGTAGAATCTGTGCGCTCCATCATGCACGTGCCGGATCAACCGGCCGTGCTCGCCGATCTCGTCCGGCGTCGGATCTCGGCCAAGGATGGCCCTGAGTGCAGCGCGCAACGCGGTATCGACCATGCCGTGCCAATGGTCTATCGCGTTCTCTGTCTCTTGCAGCAAAAGCTCGTTCAGCACATCAACCTCTGAAGCATGTTGAGGCCGGTAGCTAACAGCACCCCGTAGCTGGCGACTCCGGCCACAACCGCCAGCCCTCCGTACAGGCTCCGTCTCCGCTCGTTGTCCCATCCCTTCCATTGCTCGTCCACCTTTAGCTTGAGCGCATCGACAACGAACGCGCCGCCCGCTATCGCCACCAAGGACGCGACCAGCATCATCACATCTACCTGCCAGCCTGACAGCTCACACATGAGACTCCTCCCTCTTATGGGTGAGCACCTTGGGGTAGGTGAGCACCTTGGGAACATTTGAGCACCTTGGCGCACGGAACCGCCCGGGATTTCCTCTTGCCACATTTCTGCCACAGTGGCGCGATGGAGCGCCGGGAGCACTTGCGGAAATTCAGTGAGTTAGCGGGAAGGTGTCTTGCCGAGCACGTCGCACACGCGCGCGCTGGATTCTCGCGTAAGTGATTGACGGTGCAGCGGGAAATTGGTGGGCGATAGTGGGCTTGAACCACTGACCCCCGCCGTGTGAAGGAGAGGACGCACGCCATAAGCTGTTGATTCACAAATACCTTGCAATCCCGGCCGGGCCTTTGCCACACTCTTGCCACACTGAAACCTGACCTGGGGGAGTGGTGGCTACCATCAAGAAGCACGGCGACGGCTGGCAGGCTATCGTCCGCAAGAAGTACAAGAAGCCCGTCTACAAGACGTTCCCGAAGAAGAAGATGGCCGAGGACTGGGCGCGCAAGATCGAGGAGGACATGGCGCGCGGCGCGTATATCGACTCCCGGGCTGCGTCCAAGGTGCTCATCGGCGCGCTCCTTGAGCGATACGAGCAGGAGATCACGCCGACCAAGGCGGAGACCTCCCGCAAACGGGAGAAGGGGCAGCTCCTCGGCGTGCTGATGGAGGAGTTCGGATCGACCATCTACGCCGAGCTGCACCACGATCAGGTTGTCTCCTTCGTCCGCAAGCGACTGGCTGCCGGCATGTCGGCCGATACCGTCCGCAAGGATCTGCAACTGCTCGGAGACGTGTTCGCCGTGGCCGAGGCGGTGTGGGACATCCAGGCCCCGCAGGACGCCGTAGGGCGCGCGAAACGTATCATCCGCAAGCTCCGCTTGCTCCCGGCCGGAAACGAGCGCGAGCGCCGCCTGAGTGATGGAGAGGAGGAGAAACTGATGGCGGTCGAGGTCCGCAAGAAGAACCGGATCAAGTACGCGCTGCGCGTGCTGCTCGGCACCGCCATGCGGCGGAGTGAGCTGCTACGTGCGCGGCGCTCCGACGTGGACTGGAAGAATTGCACCCTGACCATCTACCAGTCAAAGACCGACTGGAAAACGGGGAAGAAGGGGCGCGTCATCCCGCTGTTCCCCGAGGTCATGGACACGCTGCGCGAGCTTCCAGCGAAGATCGTGGTGGACCCAAAGACCGGCGAGCGCAAGGTCGAGGAGCTGTTCTTCCCGATACGCCCGCGCGGTCTGACGCGCGCCTTCGAGCGCCTGTGCGCGGACGCCGGGATCTCCGACCTTCGGCTGCACGACATCCGGCACGAAGCTACTAGCAGGCTGTTCGAGCGCGGCCTGTCGATCCAAGAGGTTGCGTCGATTACGGGACATCGGGACTGGCGCAGCCTCAAACGCTACACGCACATCAAGCCGAAGCACCTGTTAGAGAAGCAGCAGGCTCGATCGGACGGGTAAAGATCTTCTCGCGCGAGCGCCTGACCTTGTTGGTGAGGCAGCTCGCGCAGATCGGCCGCTTGCGAAACGACCCCCTGCGCCAGTAGATAAACTCAGCGGGACGCATACACGTCCCGCTGCCGCCCGGCACCGTGTTGCCGCACAGTTTCATGCTACGTCTCCTTCGTGCATTGGGTGCGGGAAAGATTTTCGCTCAAGCCAATCAAGATCACCGTCGTTGCTGCAATCGACGATGAAGCTGATAGCCATCGCCGCAACCCGGATAGCCTCTTTGCAGGCTAAGAATCTGTTGTTCGACTTCACTTCGTCCCACAGCTCATCCACTTCTTCGAGCAGAACGGCATATCCCTCGTGCGGCCCGCGCATTGGCCCAAACTTGCGACGCGCCCGGCGCAACTCCTCGCGCACGAGCACGATCGCGCGCTCATACTGATCCATCATGCGATCCAGCTTGTCGATCGGTTCGCGCTCTTTCTTGTCGATCACTGTCATGGTTTCTCCTCTATCGGTTCACGTCTCTTGTTCCGGTGCGTCCTGTTGCTCAGGCAGTAGGAACAACTGCCGTGATTCCTGCACGAGCGGTCGAACGCCTTTGACTTGCGGTATGGTTTCCGCCAGTCCTTCCGGTTCGGGTAGTTCTTGTCGAAACTCACTTGACTACTGGTATCGCCACAGTTTCCCCGCCGCGCGCGGACACCACGTACGCCATGCTGCACCAGTCGCCCGGCTTCAGGCTCTTGTCGAAGCAGCGTACGAGGCCGAGCGGGTTGTTCTTGTCGAAGTCTCGAACCTGCGGTTCGGAGTCCAACCACGGGTACGCCACCACGAGGCACTGCGGCGCGGCATAGCCGACGACAAACGCCCGGGGATGGACGTGGCGCACACCGCTACGCGCCACTATCCTGCCGTTCTTCGCGCACCACTTCCTCACCGCCGTCGCTACTTTTTTCTTCAGGTCTTTCATCGTCGCTCCCGATCTTCTTGCGTAGCCGCGCTATTAGCTCGGCTCGTCGTTGCTCGTTCATGCCGCGCGCAGCTTGCGGATGCGCTCGTGCTCCTCGTGCGCCTCGGCCCGCTTCTTGTCCAGGTACTCGGCCACGTCCCGCACGTCGGCGAGACGCCGACCGCCTTCCCGGTACGTCGGGATCTCGAAGCGGCCATCGCTCACAAGGTTGTGGATGGTCTTAACGTCGAGGCCCAGTACGTCGGCCAGCTCTTTCGTGCCCAGCCGCTCCTTGTTGAATCGTGCTCTTAGCCTGTCGAGCGTGCTCATGGTTGCCTCAGTTCAGCTTGATGTTTGGGCTGCCGTCGTTGCCGCCCACCTTCGGCGGCGCTGCCATCGCGTGCCACTGACGTTCCAGATCGGCCGCGAAGTGAATGATCGCCGGGACGAGAGGGCCACGGACGATCAGGAAGGCGTTTGCGTCCTTGTCATTGGTGGCACCGCAAGCCATGAGCAGGTTGCGGTCGCGCATCGCTATGTTGATCTCGTGAAGCGAAGTTGCGCCGCTTACCAGCATGTCGGTGTCGGTCATGCGGATCTTCTCCCCCGGTTCCAGCTTCTCTTTTTCGTCGGACATGGCGCGCACCCTCTGGTTAAAGCTGTGGTGCTGCGATCGTCGTCACCGGATGCGGACGCGGTGGTTCGTATGGCTCCCCGCAGTCCAGCATCACGGCGACGACGAAAGCGAGCAGGGACATCAGAACGGGATGTCGTCGTCGAAGTCGGGCTGCGCCGGCTTGCTGCCGCCGCTGTTAGCGGGGCGCGATTCCGACTGCTCGCCGCCGCTGCCGCCGCGCCCGAGAAGCTGGCACTCCTGCACCACGATCTCGGTCGTGTACTTCTCGACGCCTTCCTTGTCGGTCCACTTGCGCGTCTGCAACTCGCCTTCGACGTAGAGCGGGCTGCCCTTCTTCACGTACTCGCCGATGACCTCGGCCAGCCGGCCCCACGCCACGCACCGATGCCACTCGGTACGCTCCTGCTTCTCGCCGTCCTTGTCCTTCCACTTCTTCGTGGTCGCCATCGAGAAGTTTGCGACGGCCTGACCGTTCTGCGTGTACCGAATCTCCGGGTCGCGCCCGAGGTTGCCCAACAAGATCACTTTATTGACGCTTGGCACTTTGCCTCCACCTTTTGCGGTTAACTATGTTGCTAACTTGCGATTGGGATATTCCGTACTCGCCGGCTAGAGCGATCTGCTTCGTCCCGTTCGCAAACCTTTCTCGGATACGAGACACGATCGCGTGACTCAGCTTTGCCGGCGGGTGCTTTGCACCGCGCAGACCGTGGATGCTTCCGCGAGCCTGCCGTCCTTTCCTTACCTTGTCGTCCATGTTGTCCTGAATCGAACCGAGAAACAGATGCTTAGGGTTAATGCACCGTCTGTTGTCACACGTATGACAAACAAGCATCCCATCAGTGATCTGCCCCACGAATATCTCGTAAGACGCTCGGTGTGCCCTCACGCGCTTATAGCGGTCGCGGATCATTCAGTAGCCTTGAAGCGTGTATCCATGCCATACCCAGCATCCGGTTTCCTTGTCCTTCACGGCGCCTGACAAGAGACGATCCTTTAGCGGGACGTTCGCTGCCGCCACTGGTTTACTCCTCGTCGTGTAAGTCGTCGGTAGCCCGCGCTTGAAGCGCATGCGCTGCGCGCTCTTTGGCGCGGGCCTGTTCGTCCAGCTCCCTGTAGATCTCCTCCGCCAACATCGCCCGCAGCTCGATGCGAAGATTCACGTATACCTCCGCCATGTCCTCGGCGCGGATGCCGCGAGCGATGCGATCGAGCCGTTCCATCGGCATGTTCGAGACCAGCTCGCGCAGCTTGCTGCCCGTCAGCTCGGCGAGCCTGAACCCAGCCGAGACGCTGATAGCTGCCTCGTCTACCTGCTGCTGCTCTTGCGTCACGCAACCTCCTTCTCGTTGTTGATCTCGGAGTCGTCCACGTAATACTTGTCCGTGTCGATCGACTCGATGACGTAGCGGACCTTGCGATCCACGTAAGACCGATGGCACCCCGCCGGAAGCGGGACCACGGAAACGATCTCGTTGTTGTCGTGCCGGCGAATGAGCAGCCGCATGGTTCCTCCTACTTGATGGCTACGTTCTTCTTGCTGAAGATCCGCAGTCCCGGGATCTCCCGCACGCCCTTCTTGATCGCCGCATTGACGGCCTTCGTGGCGATCTCCTTGTACTCGTCGGGCACCTTCGAGAAGTCCTCGATCTCGAAGATCCACTGGTCGCGGAAGGAGCCGACACCGCCCAAGCTGCCGCGCACCGCTGCGCTCTTGGGCGCGGCTTCTGGCAACTCGGCAGCGGCGGCAACGACGGCCTTCGCCTCCTCCGCGCGCCCCTGCGCTTCCAGATCGGCCGCGCGATCGAGCGCCATGTCCTCGGCGGCTTTCTTCGCCGCCTCCATCAGCTCGCGGTCGCGCTTCTCGCGGGCCTCGACGTACGCGCTCATCTTCCCCTTGATGGTGGAGATCGCCTTCTCGAACGCGGAAGTCACCGGCTTGAACTGCGCGTTGATGAACTTCACGTGGTCGTTCAGCGGCTTCACCAGCGCGGTGCGCGCATCCTCCTGCTTGTCGAGCTGGAGCTTGGCGTACTTCGCAAGGTCCGCGCCCTTCGCCAGGGACTCGTCGCTGTCGATCACAGCGCGCTCGGCCTGCGCTATTAGCTGCTCGCCGATGTTCTTGAAGCCGTCCACCTTGGAGAGCACCGCGTCTTGCGGGTGCTCGGGAAGGCGCTGCGGAAGCGCCTCTGCTGTTGCTAACTGCGTCATGGTTTCACTCCTGTCTGGTTGCGTACCTGCGTGAGAGTGCGATGCACGGCCTCCATACAGGCGATCTCGTGTGCCGCCTTGTCCTGCGTCATGGTTCCCTTCTTCACCCACGCCGCATAGACACGCTGCCGCATGGCGATCTCGCGCCGCACGCACTCGATTTGCTCGTCGATCGTTTTCATCAGAAGAAGCTCGGGACTTCGGTTAGCTGCTCCACCGTCACAGGGCGCTTGCCCGCCGTGAACAGATCCATGAACTCGCGGCACTTACGCTCCATTTCGGCGATGTACGCATCGTCGCGCTCGATCGGGATGATGACGTGGCGCTTCATGGGATCGGGGTAGCGCGGGTCGTAGCTGACGAAATCAAGCCCGGTCGCGCCAGCCACCCAAATCTCCGTCTGCGTCTGCGCCTTGTGCTTCTTCGGCATCCCGAAGGCTACGGTCTGCGCGTGGATCTCGGGGTTGTATGGGCACTTCACTTCGCCGGCCCGGCGCGTCACGACGTTGAAGAAGTCGAGCGAGGCACCGACGAAGGGAAGTTCGGGATGCACGGTGAAGCCGGCGCGGATCACGTCTACGTTCTGGATCAGCTCGTAGTGCGCGATAGCCTCGTCCTCGTGCTGCCGTCCCCAGTTCAGGGCCGGCGCATCCACGTCGCCGCGGGCCATCAGTTCCTCGATCGAGGCCCACATTTCCCATTCCAGCTCGTCCATGAGCTTCGCCCACTGTTTCGGCCCGCCCTCCATGACGATCGCCATGCGGCTGCCGGTGAGCTTCGCCCGGCGGTCCTCCCACCATTGGGCGATTAGCTGCTGTTCGCTCGCCATGACTACGCCGCCTGCGACTTCTGCGCCGCCATCTGCGCGGCCTGTTCGAGGCGCTGCTTGCACTCGGCGTACTTCGCCGCCGGCAGGTGCTTCAGCATCCCGACGCCGAACGCCTTGCAGATCCGCTCGGGCGCGATCTTCGCGGAGCGCGAGAGATCTTCCAGCTCGGCAACCTGCTGCGCCGAGATCAGATCGCCGAGTTGATCCACGCTATTAGCGGCCGGTTGCTCTGGCTGCACGACCTCCGCCTGCCCCATGTCCTTGACCACCGGAGCGGCAGCCTCCATGTCCTGCACTTCCTCGGGCGTGTAAACACCAACCACGACGCCCGGGAACACGGTGCGGATACCTTCGGAGATCACGCGCGCCCGGAGCATCTGGCGCGGGTACTGCTTCCACGTTGCCTTTCCAGTCAGCTCGGCAGCCTTCGCGCGGGCAATCGTCCACTCGACCTCGATGCGGCCCCCGCTTGGGTGCGAGAAGATCGCCGCCACCTTGTCGTCGGTGTAGCTGGTCCACTCGACCTTGCCGCCAGCCGCTTGAAAGCGGGCGAGCATGGCGTCGGCTTTGAGTGCCGGGCGACCCTGAATCACGTGGTAGTCGCGCGCAGCGATGGCGGGGTGAAGCCCCTCGGCTTGCGCGATCAGCATCAGCGAGATCGCCTGCTCTGGTGTCTTGATGCCGAACATGCCGCTTTTGCAGATGGCGTTTGCCATGCTCTGCATGTCGCCGAACGGAACCATGCTATTGCTCATTGGACGTGCCTCCACTTGTCTCCGCGCCTAATGGCGCACACAGTTACTTTTCTTACCCCAAAGCGTCGGGCTAACGCTGCGCCCGACTCGTTGCTCTTGCGGATCTCCCGCACCATGTCGTCGGTTAGCACCGACCGACCGTTGTGCTCGCCGCGCAGATCGCCCCCGCGATTCTTGTCAGCTTAGACAATGCCCTCGATGGGCGTCAAGGAATTGACGACGGACGGATTTATTACTGGCTAATCACCAGTTTAATGATGCTCTCGGACAGCGGCGTATCGACGGTGCCATCCTTGAGGGCGACCTCGTAAAGCAACATCACCAACCGTGCCTGCCTGGCCGGGGTCAGCTTCATGCCTTCTGTGCGGCGCGAGGCGTAATCCATCACTTCTGATAGCAGCCGCTCGTCAATCGGGTGCGACTCGCGCTTGCGCTCGATGTCCATGTCGCCGCGCCCGGTGAGCAGCCAGTCAGAATTGATTTTCAGTTTCAGCGCGAGATCCACGATCTTGTCGAGATCGGGGAATGATTCGCCCTCCAGCCATTTCCTCGCAGCGCCCTGCGACACATCCATTGCGTCGGCAAGCGCAGTCTGCCTCCCCCTGTTCTTCGGCGGATAGCCCCTAGCGTCCAGCGCTTCGTTAAGCCGCCGCGAGAAGTCCTCTCGACGTAACTGGCTGTCAGGTTTGTGACCCTTAGATGGCATCGACTCTTGTACCTCCGGGCTTATTTTTGTCCGCCGAGAGTGTAGCCGAGTCAACCGTTTAGGATCAGTTTTATCGCGTTTAACCATAGGTTCTCCCGGTGTTTCTTGTTGGTATTGACAAGGATCACCAGCCGTTGTGCTCGCCGCGCAGATCGCCCCCGCGATTCTTGTCAGCGCGGTCCTCCATGCTTCTCTTGTGAGAGCCGAGGAATAGGTGGTCCGGGTTTATGCAGGCCGGACGGTCGCAGCGGTGCAAAACGTGAAGGTTGCCCGGCTCGCCGTGCGCCAGCCGGTACATGACTCGGTGGGTTTTCTGCTTGCGGCCTTCGACGCTGATCAGGCCGTAGCCGTGCCCGTCAACGCACCCGTCCCAAAGCCAACAGCCGTCGGCTGTATGGCTCACCTTGGCGAGCAGTCGATCCCGTAGTCTTTCGTCACTCATCACCATGAGTGACTGTATATCTCACCCGTGGTGATGCGTCAAGAGGCATCGGGAAGAAAAGTTACTACCGATGAGAAACTGCGGGCAAAAAAATCCCCGGGAGACCCGGGGATCGTGTTGTTACTTATTTTGTTACTTACGCACTGGCGACGGCAAGCTCCTCCTCGATCTGATGCTTGCCTTTGGGACACGGCATCCAGTAATATCTTTACGCTCAGTAAGCATGAGGCTCCTATTGAGGAGTGGGTCCAATGAGGCACTTCGCCGTGAAGAACTTTGAGAAGTTCCAGCACTACAAGGATCGCCGCCCTCCTTGGATCAAGCTCTACACCGAGCTGCTAGACGACTACGAGTTCTGCCATCTGCCGGATGATGCGAAGTGGCATCTGGTTGCTATCTGGTTGCTAGCAAGTCGCTACGACAACCGCGTTCCATACGATGCGGAGTGGATCGCGCGCAAGATCTCTGCCAGCTTGGCTCCGAAACTTGAGCTGCTTGAGGCGGCAGGATTCATCAAGCAAATCAACGACGAAGGAAATGCTAGCGCCGTGCTAGCAACTGGCAGGCAAGTTGCTATACCAGAGACAGAGACAGAGACAGAGACAGAGACAGATATTTCTTCCCTTCGGGAAGAAGGCGGCAGCAAGCTGCCTCCCTGTCCGCACGGCGAGATCGTCAACCTCTACCACAAGAACCTGCCCGAGCTGCCAACGGTGCGCGAGTGGAACAAGACGCGCCGTGGCTACCTGCAAGCCCGCTGGAAAGAACACCCGGATCTCGCCTACTGGGATCGGCTATTCAAGTACATCAGCAAGTCCGACTTCCTCATGGGCCGCACGGAAGGCACCAAGGGCAAGCCGCCATTCCTTGCCGACCTTGAGTGGATCGTCCGCCCGACGAACTTCGCCAAGATCATCGAAGGCAAGTACCACAGGAAGGCGGCATGAACACCGCAAACCTGAACGCCGAGCAGTCCGTCCTCGGCGGGGTACTCCTCGACGGCCAAGCATGGGATCGCGTGGCCGGCCTCCTCACGGAGGAGGACTTCGCCACGCGCGAGCACAAGCTGATCTGGAACGCGATGGAGCAGCTAGGCGCGCAGGGCCAGCCGCTCGACGTGCTGACGCTGGATAGCTGGCTGACCAAGCATGGGCAGGACAAAGCGGCCGGCGGTCTCGGCTACCTCGGCTCGCTCGCCAACAACACGCCGAGCGCAGCGAACATCGAAGCCTACGCGAAGCTCGTGCGTGATGCTTCGATCGAGCGCCAGCTCATGTCGGCATCCGCAACGATCGCCGATCTCGTGAAGGGCGATGGCGAGACGCGCGAGAAGCTGGACGCCGCGCAGGCGGCGATCATGCAGATCGCCGACAACTCCGCGTCCGGCCCGCTAACAGCGGCGCAGATCCTCCCGGGCGTGCTCGACCAGATCGAGATCCGCGCCAAGTCGGGCGGCGGACTGATCGGCCTGCCCACTGGCTACGACGATCTCGACGACATCACGCATGGGCTACAGCCGGGCGACCTCATCATCGTTGCCGGCCGTCCCAGCATGGGCAAGAGCACTCTGGCAATGAACATTGCCGAGCACGTGGCGGTGAAGGAGCGTAAAACGTCGCTCGTGTTTTCTCTAGAAATGAGCAAGGAGTCGTTGATGCTGCGCTCGATCGCCAGTCTCGCGCGGCTCGACCACGAGTTCGTTCGCAGCGGCCAGCTCGCCGATGACGCATGGCCTCGGATGACGGTCGCTGTTAGCTCGCTCGCCGAAGCGAAGCTGCTCATCGACGAGACGCCCGCACTCTCTGTCCTCGAAATGCGCTCGCGCGCACGCAAGGTGAAGCGGCAGCACGGGCTTGATCTGATCGTCGTCGATTACATCCAGCTCATGCGGGGCGCGGGCGAGAACCGCAACCTTGAGATTACCCATATCTCCGCCGGACTCAAGGCAATCGCCAAAGAGCTGAACGTGCCGGTGATCGCACTCTCGCAGCTAAACCGTAGCGTAGAGCAGCGACAGGACAAGCGCCCGATGATGAGCGATCTCCGCGAGTCTGGCGCTATCGAGCAGGACGCGGACGTGATCGCCTTCGTCTACCGCGACGAGGTTTACAACGGGGACAGCGTAGCCAAGGGGACGGCGGAGATCCTGATCCGCAAGCAGCGCAACGGCAAGCCCGGCATGGTGCGGCTTGCCTTCCTCGGGCACCTGTGCCGGTTCGACAGCTACGCCGGCCCGGCGATCGAGGATCGACCCCCACCATCACGCCGCTACGAAGGCGGCTTCAATCCGGAGGACGTGTAAATGCAAACCGAAGCAGTCATCGAGCGCCCGATGGCGCGTGCTACCGATCCCGAGTCGTCTCATCTGGCGGCGGAGGCCATGAAGATAAGCGGCAAGTTGGGTTTCCAACAGCGCAAGGCTCTTCAGCTCGTGATCGCAAACCCCGGCGCAACGTCGGCGGAGCTGGCGCGTGCGAGCGACGGGATGCTCGACCGCTATCAGGTAGCGCGCCGTCTGCCCGAGCTGGAAGCGGCGGAGCTGGTAACGAAGGGTGCCATGAGGGAGTGCGAGGTTACCGAGCGCCCGTGTGTCACGTGGTTTTCCAACGTCGATCTGTAGGAGGAAACATGAACGCAGCAAATAAACTCGAAGGGGCCGGCGCTGCCGATTTGCTATTAGCGGCGGCGGAGCAGTGCATCGAACCTGCTGTTAGGTACAAGACAGTCGTCGCAGATCCAAGCAGGATCGTTCCAACGAAGTGGACGCCGGAAGCGGCTGGCTACGATCTGCGTAGCGCGTGGTGGTTGCCGCTGACACTCGCGCCCGGCGAACGCAAGTTGGTGCAGGCCGGCTTCGCCTGTGAGATCCCTGGTGGATGCGTCGGCCTCATCTGCCCGCGCTCTGGCCTCGCGCTCAAGCATGGCGTGACGGTGCTGAACGCGCCGGGCGTGATCGACGGCGACTACCGCGGCGAGATCGGCGTGCTCCTCGTCAACCTCGGCGACAAGGAGTTCACGGTCCATCCGGGCGATCGGATCGCGCAGCTCCTCATCATGCCGATCTTCGACTTCTTCACCTTCCGCCAAGTGCAGGGCCTCGACGGAACCGATCGGGGTGAGGGCGGCTTCGGATCTACCGGGGTCAAGTAGCCCGTGAGCGTTGCGAAGGTGCGCGAGCGACTGGCTGCCCTCGAAGGACGGGCAGCCAGTCGGGCGGCGGAGAAGCGGGCGGCGCGCGACGAGCAGGCGCGTCGCAACCGCGCGAAGTACCCGGAGATCGCGGACTTCGTGGACAGCGTGCGCGCTAAAGATCGGGCGGCAAAGGTAATCCACTTCGCGCCTACGCAAGTGCCGGCAGCTCTTGGCCAAGCGGTGAAGTGCAATGACTGTGTGCGGTTCATCCTGCATGACCGCGCCAAGTCGCCGACAGAAAGGCGGTGCGCGCTCGATCCCGACTTCAAGCGCAAGGGAGATCTCGCGCGCCGCTGTGATGACTACACACCGCGCGAGAAACCGCGCCCCGTCTCGGGCGGCTCGCGTGAAGTTTGCAACCCATCCCCACGGGGGACGGTTGCGCTGAATAAGACGGGGAGGGCGGCGCACGTACTGAATAACCCAGCGATCAGGCTGGATAGCAACGACGACGCGCCCGGCGCACCCGACCATGCCCGTACAGCCGACTTGTTCGGCCCTACGGTTCCTCGTGGTCGCTAGGCCGGGATTCATTTCAACCAACCGCGAGGACGTGAAAGTGGCAGCAGTTAAGAACTTCAAGCCCCACGTGGTGCAAGACCAGGATCAGCCGATCGAGAAAGACATCCTCGCGCAGGCGATCGTGGACATCAGCGAATCGGCGAAGGCGCTAACAGCGTCGGGCCTCAACGAGCGGGCGATCGTCGTCCTGCTCCACGATCACACGGGCATCCCGATGGGCGACATCAAGATGGTGCTGCACGGGATCGGCGAGCTGCGTAAGGCATACACGACGAGGTAGGCATGAGCAGCTTCACGTGCCCGGAGTGCGACACAAGAATCATCGAGACGGAGAGGGGGTACGTGACAGAGTGTGAGCATTTCCCGCTCGAGGAAATGAACGTGCCGAGTGAGATAGACGGGAAGCCGATCCGCAAGCAGATCGCTGACAGGTTGCAGTTCGGCTACGTGTTCGTGCGGGACGACGAGAGCGGCGAGCTGATCCCCGAGCCGCCGAGACTGGTCAAGTGGTTCAAGAGGAGGAAGCGTGAACAAAGATCGGATTGTGATTGACGGTGTGCCATACATCCGCGAGGACGTAGCGGCACGCAAGATCGGTGAGAAGCTGTTTGTGCGCGAGGTTCTGCCGCGGTACTTCTTCAACGGCAACGGATACGAGTCGGCCGAGCTTGGGCTGATAGTCCAGAGATACAGCGATGAGTTAAACAGGATGCCAGGTACTCGCTTCCGACCCGGCATGAAGATACGTGTTGCGATCGTAGACGATCGAGACGGGCTGCCGTTCTGAGGTTGCCGACATGGCCGAGGTCAGAGAGCTATTAGAACAACTGAAACCGTATCTCGCCCAATCGGCAGAGGTACAGCTTGCCGACTTTGGGGAAACAGCCGCAGGGGGTCCGTATGCGAAGTTCCGCTACCCCGACCCGGAGGACATCGGGATCTTCCGCGGCAAGGATCGCGCGTCGAAAGCGAAGGGTGGCAGCCGCTACTGGCTGTTCCTCATCGAGATCATGGACGACGAGCAGGTAGTGAACCAAGAGCAGAAGGAGAAAGTGGAGGAGGCACAGCGTCCGCGTCCGAAGGGCGGGGCGCTCTCGAAGAACGCGGCGCAGCTCTGCAAGGAGCCTATGTTCCAGAAGTACGCGGCGAAGCTATTGGAGCGCAGCTCAGATTACGGGCTAGTTCCGGAGCAGAGCGAGGATACAGCGCGCTCTTGCATCCTGCACTTCTGCAAGATCGAGTCGCGTGCCGAGCTGGACTCTGACCCGCAGGCAGCGGAAGCGTACGAACGTCTGCGCGGCATGTACCTGAGGGCGCTAAGAGCGAATGGCTACGGCTGAGATCAAGCGCCACTGGGATCGTGTCGCGGATCTTGGCTGCATCGTTTGTCTCGCCAAGCCGGCCACCATCCACCACTGTCACGGCGGCTCGCTCAAGGAGATCGGGTTACACCGTGCGGTCGGGCGCAAGACAAGCGATTGGCTGGTGATTCCTCTGTGCGTCGTCCATCACGTCGGCAAGTACGGAGCAGACAGCACGGTGGTAGTGCGCTGGGAGCGCCGCTACTGGACGCAGGTTGAGCTGCTTGGGTGGGTGTCCGAGCGGCTGGGAATCGACGTAATAGCGAAAGCACGGGAGGGGAAGTGATCTGGCGACTTGGTATAGACCCCGGCGCGCAGGGTGCGCTCGCGCTCGTGGACGGCGACGGCAAGCTGCACGCGCTTTGGGACATGCCGCTCGGCACTCGCGGCAGCAAGAACGAGGTTGACGCCAAGCAGCTCGGCCGCATTGTGCGGCAGGCCAAGAAGTTCGCCGGCAAGGACGGTCTGCGCGCCTGCCTAGAATGGGTTGGCGCTCGCCCTGGACAAAAGGGCGGCTTCATGTTCGGCGACTCGTTCGGCGTGGTACGCGGTGTGCTTACGTCGCTGGGCGTGGAGATCGTGCTAGTAGCGCCGCTGCTCTGGAAGGGACGCTTTGGATTGGTGAAGAAGGACAAGGATCTCGCGCGCACGGTGGTCAAGCAGCACGTCAGCGACGTGGTGCATGACTTGTTCAAACGCAAGGCCGACATCGGCCGGGCAGAAGCGGTGCTGATAGCACTAGCGTTCGTGCCGAAGGGGGGAGAGTGAAGAAGCTGCAAAGCAACGGGCTGTTCCGTGACGAGAACAGCGAGCGAGTCGGTCACTTCACGACGATCCGCGGCGGCAAGCTGTTCTGGCCGATGGACCCGCGGCCGGATGAGATCGACGTGTACGACATAGCGAACGCGCTCGCCAAGGTGTGCCGGTTCGGCGGTCATCCTGACTACTTCTACTCGGTGGCGCAGCACGCGGTCCACGTGTCGCGGCTGGTGCCGGCCGGATTCGAGCTGGAAGGTCTGCATCACGACGATGCCGAGTACATCCTTGCCGACGTGATCCGTCCGATCAAGCACGATCCGTCCATGCGCGGCTACCTGAACATCGCGTCAACGCCGTGTGGGTTGGTCAGATGATTTACTACGGGAGGAAGGCGTGAAGCTAATAGGCGTGACAGGCAAGGCCGGCTCGGGGAAGGACACCGTTGCCGAGTATCTGGTGAGGGAGTACGGCTTCGAGCGGTACGGCTTCGCCGATCCGATCAAGCAGGGCTTGTGCGCTGCGTTCGGTCTCATGCCCTTCGACTTCGCCGACCGCGCACGCAAGGAGCAGCCGATCGAGCGGTTGGGTGGTAAGTCTCCGCGCCAGCTCGCTCAGTGGTTCGGCACGGAGTTCGGCCGGAACATGATCTGCGAGGACATCTGGATTCGCATGGCGCAGTTTCGCTACGACGCACTGGTGGACATGGTGCGTAACACGTTCGGCCCGGCGCCCGTGGGTATGGTGGTGTCCGACGTGCGCTTCGAGAACGAGGCGGCGTGGATTCGCAAGACCGGCGGCGCTGTGTGGCACGTCGTACGCCCCGTCATCGAGTCGGTGGCGGCGCACGTGAGCGAGGCTGGTGTCGCGTTTGCGGACGGGGATCGCTGGGTCCACAACTACGGCACGATCTCCGAGCTGCACGAGTGCATCGACGGGTTAATGCTCGAGAACGTACGGGAGGACGGCTGCTAGTGAACGCGCTAATAGCGGAGAAGAGGATCAAGTTTCCCGATGCGGCGTCGGCCGTGGCGTGGGCGGAGGAAATGCTGGACCGGGCCGGCGGTACGCAAAGCCAGATCGGCAAGCTCACGCGCGTCCCGGGCGGCAGCGAGTTCACGATGGCGGAGCTGCAAGATCAGGCGCTCACGATCGTCCTGGCGGCGCAGGGTATGGAGCCCGCCATGATTGGGCGCTTCTTCTTGCAGATCTTCGGGCGCGACGATGCGCTGCGGCGCATGGAGATCTGCGGCTATCTTGTGGCGCAGCTCCGCGAGCTGCTTCCCCAGCTCGTCGAGGGGCGTCACCATCTTCAGCTCGTGAACCTCGCCGATGCGATGCTGCGTGGCTATCGCAGCTACGTGCTGCTCAACCGGCGGCAGCGCATGAGCGACGTGGCGCGCAGCATAGGCGTCTCCCGGCAGACTCTCTACAAGGACGGCTGGGCGGACCTTATCAAGGCGCTTCGGGAGAAGCTGGCGATCTGGCAAGAGCTGGGCGAGCGAAGCGTCTGCGACATTCTCAACGAGAAGGGGTACATAGCGTGAGCGATAGACCGAGGGTGATTAACTTCCCGGGACTGAGCGGAGTCCCGTCCGCAAACGATGTGCCGAAGGAAGGCTGGCAGGACATGGCGCGCAAGGCAGTCGAGATACTGCGCGATCGTGTGGAGCGGGCGATCACGGAGGGCACTCCGATCTCTGTCGTGTCCGTGGTTGGTGTCACCCTTCCGAACGGCGCGTACACGGCGATGACGTGGGCGAACGAGTCGCTGCCCGGGGCGATCGGCCTCGTGCAGATCGCCATCAATGATACGCTGAACGGCACGGTGACGGGGACCGCGCCTGCTCCTGCGGGCTAATAGCTTTGGCGGTTTTCTCCTATTATCTTATCCAGCGATCCGCCTCGGCCAACAGCCGGGACGGCACTTTCTTGCCGTTGTCAAACATCCTACTGAGCGTCATCGTTCCGCGATCGATGTATGCGTAGGCGCGATCTGTCTCGCCGTCGTCCTCGTTGCCGGTTCGCCATACCAATCCTATGTCCATCAGCTCGTTGTCAAGCCAGTGACGTGGGATTTCGGTGATGCGATCGTAGAAGTAGCAGTCGATGATGTCGCCGTGCTCGTCCAGCTCCTCGACCGTCCACTCGTAGTAGGTTGCCATGCGTGTTCTCCAAGGTTGACAAACGTAATTATATCAGGTCGGTCTCCGCGCTCTCCGATGTTGCGACGAACCATCAATCACTTAGCGAGGGCGCGTGTCGCTATCTCCCGAGCGAGACGATCCGACGAACGGTAGTTCACACAAAAACGAAGGGGCGCACGGAGCGCCCCTCTTGTTGTGGGTGCATGGCATGGATCAGCTTAGCGCTTCATGGTTCCTCCTTCGGCTATCGCCTTGTCGCGGGTTACGTTTAATCTGGCACGCAGTACCACTCGTATATCAGAAATGCGCGTCCTGGATAAGGATCTGGTGCGCGCTCAAGGTGCTGCCCCTCCGGGCACTCGGTAGGGCCGGTGTGCTGGACCTCGGGTGAGGTTCCTCCACCACCACCGCCACCGCTCCCGCATCCTGCTAGCAATGCGATTGCGATTATAGCTAACAGCGTTTTGGTTTTTGTGCTCATATTGCCTCCCGTTTAGTCGTCGTCTCTACAGTCAGGGCAGTTGCCGTTATCGTCAATGTCGGCAGGCTGCCACCATCCGCACGTTTCACAGAAGAGTAGCAGATCCTCTCCGGTCAGATTGTCGTCGCTGATGTCGTGCTTCTCGCAAACCTCGGCGAGTGTCTGACACGTGCCAAGGAGATCGTCGGCGATCTCGCGGATCGTATCTTCGCGTGCTTTGTTCACACTTCCTCCCCGTCAAGGATGACCGTCACCTTGCAACCGTTCGCGCCCGTGTGGGAAAGCCCCGTGTGGGCCTTCATCTGCGCGTAGTCCCGATAGCCGACAACCCCGACGGCGTGCGCCGACGGATAGCCACGGTCCTCGTCGTCGTTCGTCTCGTACGTCCCGTCGATGCGGCCGTCGGGTAGCGTGGTCAGGGTGTACTTGTGAAAGACCTCGTGCTCGGGATAGCAGAACGGGCACCCGTCTGGTGCCATGTAGTGATCTTTACGCGCGCCGCAATCTTTACAGTTGCTCATGCTTTCCTCCCTCTCAGCTAAGGATTGCTGTTAGCAGTTCACCAAGCCAGTAGGTGCCGACGATGAGCGCCACCCACATAACCGTCATAACCAACAGATCAAGCCTGTTCATGCCCAATCCTTCTTGAGTCGCGCGATCCACTCATCGGCCGTGAACACCCGCCGCTTTCCGCCGTCGTGCATGTTCAACAGCTCGGCGTAGTGGCTTTGCAGCTTCACGGATTCTTCGAGCGCGCTGCGCGTCTCCTTCAGCTTTTGCTCAAGCTCCTCGGCGTAGTTGAACATCACCTTAAACGATGCCTTCTCAACCAGCCGGACGCACGCACCCCATATCTGCATGAATCGCTCGTATCCCGGCGGCGGTGTCTCGGCCCATCGTTTCAGCTCGGCCAGCTCGCGCTCGCATTGTGAAAGCCCGCCCTCCAAAGCCTGCGCGTCTGGACCGCTGAGTGGCACGCGGTTGCGCGCGGCTTCGCGTATCGTCATCGGCTTGTTCATGCTTCCTCCTCGTAATGCAGCATCAGATAGCTGTGCTTCAGCCGCTCGGCTGCCTTGTTCGGGCAGTCGGTCGGGTTGATCGTCGTCTGCGCCACGGTGCGATCGCCGTCTCGAACCTCGACGTGCGTGTACAGCTCGCGGCGCTCGACGTGCGTGGTCAGGTGCTTCGGTGTCATCAGTGCGCCCCCTCGATGCCGAAGCGGTCGCGCGCGTACAGCTCGGCCAGATCGAGCGCCCGCTTGTTCTCCTCGGGGCCGCGCGCCTGCGGTTCCCCGTTGGGGTTGTGGTCAACCGCGAACCCCTTGCTTGCCAGCCACTCGGCCATGTCCTGCGCCATGTCGGCGCAGCCCACTTGCAGCCGGGTCACGGTGCCGATGGCGCTAATAGCTGTGATGACGTGCATGTCTACCTCACTTGAGCATCGCGCTGCCTTCGAGCACAACCACGTCGCCGACGATAAGGTGCCCGGTGACGTATCCGCGCAGGCGAGCGGTTGCGTGGTAGATCGCTGTCCCCATATGGTTCGGTGGCATCCCGTGAATGTGCCCCTCGTCGTTCACGATCATCTGCGCCCGCTGTCCGTTGTAGAGCACGTGGACGATCTCGATGTACCCACCGACCAGCTTTTGCAGTTGCTCCAGCGTCGGAGCCTTATCGACTTCGAGCGCGGTGCTCGTCCCGTCCGTCAGGTAAACCGTCATGCGTCCCATGTTTTGTCTCCTATTTTTCAGAGGTCGCGCCAAAACCTTTTGGCATCGTCCAGCCCGTATGCACAAGCTATCGCTATCCATGAAACAGAAAACCCAACGAACATGATCGGCCAGAATGTCAGCCGCCGAAGCACGACAAACCAGGGCACGGTGCCTCGCCTCTTGTTTTCAGGCCAGCGGAGTATTGCAACGATTTGCTTTCTGTCCACGAGTGCCTCCTACGGTTCGACTACTTCGTTAAGCCAACGTATCGCGCGGCGCAAGTACCAGCGGGCAAGCGCCGCTCCCCTGTATCGTGTTGCCATCGGCCTCATTTGCGTTTGCTCAGCTTGAACCTCAACAGTTCCAGCGCATAGCGCGGGATCGGTCGGCCGCTGCTGCGCGAGCGCCATGCGCGGACGGTCTGCGGCGATCTGCCGAGCAGTTTGGCCACGTCGTTGCAGCCCTTCCGGTGCTCGCGCATCAGGGTGTGCAGCTCGTCGGTGCGGTCGATCTGGAACATCTTTGCCTCTCCCGGTGCCCGCGCCATCGAATCAAACGGTCTCGGGTTCGACGTGCCCGCGCAGCACGAGCAGCGGGTAGAAGTCGTCTGCGCTCTCGTCGTTGCGGTTCGCGTAGGCGGCGGCTGCCTGCGCGGCTTCCACCGCGCTCGCGGCCGTCTCTGCCTCGACGTGGGCGAAGTACGTTTCATGCCCGTAGCTATCAGACATGTAGTCCGGGTAGAGCAGGAGCACGTAGAAGGGCTGAAGGGCCGGCGTGCTATTAGCGTTCGTGTGCATGGTTGTCTCCTCGGTTAGAGATACGAGATCAGGACAGACACGCTCTTGGCGAGCAGCGTCATCGCAATCAACATGTAGGTGAGCCAGAAGATTCCGCTTGTTGCCACTGGTCGTTACTCCTCGGTTGCGTTTGCGATTACGGTGCGCGCGAGCGCGTCCGCATCGTCGTGTTCTTGGCAGGCGTTTTCGATCGCTTCGTCCTCTCGATCTGCTCGCGCATGGAGTCCATAGCGCCAAGGCACTCGCGGAGTGCTTCCAGCATCGCGGGCGATTGGGCGATCAGGCGGGCATTTGCGCGATCCTCGGATGACTCCGCGAAGCAATCGGCTATCAGCTCGGCGTTCTTCGCTACCACGTAGCGTTCGGCGTCGCTCAAGCACCAAGGGGCCGGGGTATGTTTGTTCATTTCGTTCTGCTCCTGTGTTGTTGGCTACCGCTACCCCGTCCTTGGGGTTTCGTCCCGACCAGGGGACTCGTCAGGCGGCTTCTTGAACCTTGGTCAGCCTCGCTATCTGCGAGGTAACGAAAGCCTGCGCGTCGCTCCTGCTGTTTATGTTGTGGAAGTCGGCCACGGTGTCCGCGCCTTTCCACTGGGGCGGGCAACGGTAGTCGGCAGGGCCTAGGCCGCTATTGACTCGATACGGGACGGAAGTGATCGCCTTGAACCCGACCGTGCGGCTGTAGCCGGCAAGGCACGTGGCAACCACGAGCGCCGACTTGTCCAGCGGCGCGTTGTGCGCCTTGACGATTACGCGGTGGTAAACGTCCTTCGACTTCGAGTTTTCCCAGCCACCTTCGTAGTAGCCGTTACATACCCCGTGGTGCCCCACGATCTCGACGCTATAGCCGGCCTCTGTTAGCACGTCGGCCAGCTTCACCATTGCAGCCGCGCGCCAGAAGATTGAGTCGGAGCTAGTCGCGCCCGAATGGATCAACGGGAAGTACAGCGTTTTGTACGCGGTCCCACCGTGCGCCTGCCGGCGAGCGCGGCGCGTCCATGCGTGCTCAAGGTCTCCCCGGTATACGGCGTGAATGTCAACGGAGTCTCCGCCGAAGGAGCCGCGCACGAGCTTGCGGCGGATCGAGACAGCGGGCGGCACTTCTATCTGCTCGAAAGCCTTTTCCAGCCTCTCCACGCCTTCGGGCCAGTGGCACGCCGCGACGATGCGCTCCACTTCCTTTACGTCGCGCACCCCGTACCAGCGATACGAATCGTGCGAGTGCTGCTCGACGATCTTTTTCCAGAGGGCGGCGTTCGCCTTGGACGGTTCGAGGGCCGCGTATTCCTCAAGGCTCGACATTTCGTGGATTGTCGGCATGGTCTATTTCCCCACCTTGGCGCGCTCGTCGCGCGTCCAGTCTGCGAAATAGGACTGCTCCCACTCCTTCACGCCCCAGCCGTGCGCCTGCTTCTGCTCGGTGAAGTCGCGCATGACGCGCGTGCTCATCACGCGGCGGAGTTTGCAGTCGTTGATCTTCTGGCGGATGGGCAGCCCCCACTTAAGCACGCTCTTGTCGATCAGTTCGCGCTCAAGGTCCGCGTCGTAATCCATGTGAACGATGCCCGACCGGAAGCGATCGAGAGTCGCGCCGTCCAGTTTCTCCGCGCCCGCGTACACCATGTCCGCGCCGTGCCCGAACGTGTTAGCGGCGGCGATCAGGACGAAATCCTTGTGGCGCTTCACAAGCGGGTTCTCATGGCGCTGCGGAATGAAGAAGCGCCCATTGGCAAGAGCCTGATTGAGCACGAGCAGCACGTTAGCGTCCGAGCGGTCCATTTCGTCGAGCAGGAACACCCCGCCTTCCTCGTACGCCTTGACGAACGTGGCGGGCACGTACACGAATCGCCCGCTGTCGCCGATCGGGAGCAGCCAGCCGGTAAGCTGCGACTCCGACATGCCGATCGAGCAGGAGACCGAATAGAAAGGAAGGTCCAGCCCCTTCGCTACCTGCTCGGCAAGATGCGTCTTGCCGCAGCCCGACGGGCCGACCAGCATCGTGTTGTGGCGTACCTGCGCGAGCTTCAGCACGCGGTCGAAAGCCTTGTGCGTGCGCCCGACGGTGATCTCCTTCTTGGTCGTCTCGTGGATGACAACCTTCTCGATGCGCGGCTTTACGGCTTCCTCGATCATCGACCTGAAGCTCGCTGAGAGTGACGAGAATCGCTCTTCAACGATCTTGGCTACCTGCTCCGCGTCCACCTTAGTGTCCACCTTCCCAACCATGCCCCGAATCATCTGCGTCAGTGCTTGCTCGAGCAGGGAGCCAGCTTTCGGCTGGGCGGCGAGATCGACGCCAACAGCCTGCGGCTTCTGCTCTGGGAAAATCTGAGGGACGGCGGTCTCGCCATTCTTCGCGGCTTCGGCCGCACGCGCGGCGGCTTGCACCTTGGCGACGGCGCGCTCAACCAGCGCGGGGGAGAGCTGCACGAGCTTCTCGATAATCTCGGCCTTGCTCGCGTTCCGGCCCATCGGGAAGGGCGGATTGCAGAGCTTGAACACCTCAACGAGCGTGCCCCGGCCCAGGTTGGTTAGGACTTCTGCGTTCATTCGATCGGGTCTCCTTTGCCTGACGTTTGTTACCGGCGGTGATGACCGCCACAACCGAAAGTATTATTGCTGTGTTCACATCTGTCTACAAGAATCCGACGAACGGTAATATTTATCACTAAGTCGTTGACTAGGGCGACACTTCTCCTGTATAATTCGTCATACTTGGTATGACTCTGAGTTAA